TTGGATCTCCAATCATTTCCATACCGCCGGTAAATACTCTTCCTCTACCCTGATCTGCTGCTTGAGAAGTTAAATTATTGGCACCTTCTGTTCCTGGTGGCATCATTGATTGAGTTAATGCCATTGTTGCAGTGTCTCTAAAAGAATCTTTAAATAAGTTTGAGCCTCTTTTACCGCCTAATGCACCTATTCCTACATTAATGGCATACAATGTGGCTAGTTGAGCTGGATTCATATTTCTCCTGTTTTAAATACGTATTTATTCCAATTTACTTAATTTTTTGCCCTTCGTCAATGAATCTACCACGATAACTATAATCTCCATGATGGGTGATATATGCGTCTACATTAGCATAAATCTTACCACCTATGTCTGTCCATCTTTTACAGAAAGCAAAATCTTCTCCCATAAACGTACCTTTTTCTTTATTAAATTCTGTGTCCCAAAAGTTCCAAAAATGCTCTGTTTCTCTCATTTGTTGATTAAGCATTGTTTGTTGTCTAATTTTTAAATGAGGATACTCTTTACCCATTTTTTCAAACACTTCTCTTTTTATTAACATAAAGCCTGCAGGTCCTCTTTTGATTTCTGTTATACCGTCCTTACAATCTATGTTCTCTGGATCTACAAATGCCATAGGAAAATAATAACCACACTTACTCATATGTCTTCCTGATTTCTCACTAATATCTTTTGCCTTATCCCAGTCAATAACTTTCATAGGATACGGTGTTAGAACTATATCTTTATCAGCTTTTAACATTGTTAGTATAGAAGTTTCATCAAACTCTATGTCAGTGTCTACAAATAACATGTGTGTGCATTCAGATTTAAGAAATGCTGCTGTGCATAAATTTCTACCTTGTGTAACAATAGAAGATTGAATCAAATGAAATGTTACAGGTATCTTATGTCTTTGTAGTAAGGCTTGGAGTTCTAAAGTTGCTCTAACATAATGTATGTCAACACCTCCATGACATGGAGAAGTAAAAAAGAGTTTTATTTGTTTCTCATCTTTCTTTTTATTCCAATCTAATACATCATTACCTTTGTCAGTATTCTGACCAAATATATTTTTTTCATTTATTATACTTCTTTCGTCTATTTTAATTGTCATGCATAACCTTTTTGTTTCATCAATTGATCTAGTAAACTTTCCCATTCTTTTACTCGAGAGTCCCAATTATAAAATGTTCTAAAATATTTCATTTGATCTTCTAATCGTTCATGCAATACTGGTTCGTGATAATTATCGGCTACAAATTCTATGACTGCCTTAAACTTCTGAGCCAAAGTATAAACATTAGTTTCATAATTAACATAATGGGCATATTCCGTGCATGTCTCAAACAATGCACCAAAATTAGTTACAATGGCCATGTTACCAGCTGCCATTGCTTCAATCGCTGATATGCAGAAAGTTTCTTCCCAAATAGAAGGGTAAGCAAAGATCTGAGAATCTTGCATTGCATTCATTAATTTATCTCTATCAGGTTCATATCCTAGATAATTTATATTTTTCATAGATTGCATCTTGCTGTACAAAGGTTGGAATTGTTTATCGTTTTGTAATTGAAACTGACTACCATAAATTTTAGTAGAACTATAAACATCTAAAACTATGTCATCTCTTTTAATTAATTCCATAGCTCCTACTAAAACATTTAAACCACGCCACGGTGTAGAAGTATGTATAAGTTTTATTTGATCACCTTTTTTAAATTTTTTCTTTTCTTTCCATTTAATATTTGGCAATGCGTTTTTAATTACACAACATTTGTGTGTAGGTAAACCAAATGCATATCTAAATTTTTCGTAAGTCCAATGTGAGTTAAATACATACCAATCATATTTTCTATGATTTTCTTTTTCCGCAAACCATGGAGCTATGTTAGGTTGATCATAAGAATTTTTCATCCACAGGATACTTATTTTATCAGGATCGATTGGTTCTTTTTCAGGCACGGATGTTGTTATTTGAAATTTCTTAAAGTATGAGGGATCGAGTCTTTTCTTTAACTCGTCAAACTGAAGTTCTGTTCCACCTTTTGCTTCCATTTTATTTTTTATGCTGTTTCCTTATAGAAGTTTTACCTTGTTTAAATATAGAAGCAACCTTTGTTTTACCCATAACTTTAGCCCTTTGTTCGCCAACTGTTAATATTTGTATCTTACGTGCAAAAGGCTTATTAACTCTTTTTACCTTTGCAACAGTAGCCCTTGCATCAGCAGGTGTTTTAAATTTTATTCCAACAGTGTCTTTAGGATTTTCGTCTGTGTATAATCTTCTACCTGAGCCTTTAGGTTTTTTGCCAGTGCCTACTCTAGGGTCAGCCATTTTATTTTAAGGGCTCCTCTCCAAAAACATCAAAACCTTTAGGTATAATTATTTTTACATCTCTTTTAATATCTTTTGGATTTGGATTATCAGCTTTTACTTCTTCTTCGTTTTTATATATTTTACCAGTTTTAAGATTAGAGATTACAGTTTCTGATTCGCATTTTATTATAGGAACTTTTTCACCATTAATTATTTTATAGTCTGTCATTAAGTTCTATCTTGCTCTAATATTGCAACTACACCTGTGACCACACTTGCGTGGCTAGAGGTTATTTTTAATTGATCATTCTCTTCAAATACTTTTACACCTGTAAGCATATCAGATGTTATATTACTACCTAAACTTCTTTTTGAAAAGTTAAAAGTTGCACTAGCAGAATTATCTAAAATAGAAGCCGTTATAGATACACTACCTGAACTTACGTTTAAAACTTGTATGCTTTTGATTAAAGCTACATTTTCTGCAGGACAAGTATATACTGATACTGCGTTTGTAGTGGTTAAACTAAATTGTCTGTTTACAAATTTATTTGCCATTATCTTCCTTGCCGGTTGTATTTCTTATACATTCGTTTTTCACTCTTGTTAAGATTTTTTTTATGCCTGCCTGGTCTTTTTTTAGGTTTTGCTCTTTCATACCATGCTGTTCCAAATGCACTTTTTTTCTTTTTTGCCATCAGTCGTTAATAAAAAAACCTACTGCTTCTACATCATCTTTAATATCTTGTGGATACGTTGTATTTAATTTTTGTACCACTTGATTTATATCTCTACCAAATTGATTTAAATTTTCAGCTTGATATGTTGGTGTTGCTTGTGCAACGATTTGAACTAACTTTGCCATTATCTTCTACCTCCTACATGTATATCAGCTCTAAATGTTCCATATCTCCAAGTTTGTCCAGTACCCGTGTTAGCTATTTTAAACGATGCAGCTCTTCCTCTACTTCTTGTAAATACTTGTGTTGTAGAAGAATTAACTGTAAAGGGTCCTGTAATTAGTGCACCACTTGATGAAGAAGATCTAGTATTAGAAGGAAAATCTCTTAGTAATATTGTTACCTCAGCATCACCTTGTTGATTTTTAAAATCTGGTATAAATCTGCTTATTCTTAAAATAAACTCTCCATCTCCTGCAATACCTCTTTGATCTAAATCAAAATCTCCTGACTCAATATTTGCTGGAATTGCGGTTGTACCACTAGTTTCTACTTGATCAGTTCCTATTTCGTGAGCATAATAAATTGTTGCACCATTAGATACTCCACTAATTGATCCTTGGGTAGGCGCACTATTTTGATCAAATTTTGTAGCGTAAGGTTTATTGTATACACCTTGATCTACCCATGTAGTTCTAGGAAACAAAGCGTTATCATTTGTTGTCCATACGCCACCAGGTATGTTTTGTGAATCTCTAGTATTATACGTCACAGATCTATCAATAAAATTACTAGATCCTGATGGATAGAACCAAGTTATCTCGTTAAATTTATCATTTACACCTGCATGAACTATAAGTTCAGAACTATTGTTTAAATTACCAAATACATCATCCTCAACTAAACAAGGTAATTTTTTTACAGATGCACCATCAAAAAAGAAAAAACTATCTTCTGACATCCAATAAATTATACCATCTACCTCTATAGCTGCATGTTGAGATATTAATCCACAGTTAGTACCTACTTGTTCAAAACCAAATGTAAAAGGAGCTCCTATAAATCGCATTGTAAATAACGCCGTATCAGACCAAATATAGTTACCATTTCTACCTCTCAACACCCCAATTATTTTAGATCCATCTGCTAGTCTTTGTGTACCAGCGGTATTAGTTGCTGTAGGTGTATATGTATTTATATCTTCTTGATCTGAAAATCTTAAAAACATAGCATCTTGTGAGTTAGTTGTTCCTATAGTTGTCTCTGTACCAAAAAAACATAAGTGCCTGTCAGGTGTTGAAACTAATAAGTCTCTTGAAGCAGTTGGTGCATTTGTAATTAATGTAGCTCTTAAAGGTGTTGAAATCGCTCCAGGTGATGTTGGATCCCATTCTACTGCCACACTGTTAAATATAAGTGCTATTAATTTCTGACCAAAATTAGTTAATCTCCATTGCGCAGGTTCAATATCAACTCCTAAGCCACTAGCTTGACCCCATGGTACAAAATTTGTAGCGTTTTGCACTGTTGAGCCATCTGCATGTGTTGCATCTGTTGTCCCTTGAGCGCCTCTACCTAGAGTTTCTAAGACATTCCCTGCTTTATTAGCATAAGTTATTAACTCAGTTCCAATTAAAACTGTGCCAGAATTAGGAAAGTTAGTAGCGTTTGTAAGTGTAACTGATGTAGTATGACCAGCAGCTAATGTACCACCATTATTCATAGTTGTTGTAGCTGGACTTAAAGTTGTTCCACTCCAATATCCTGTACCCCAACCAAAACCTGGAACCTGTGTAGTATTTCCAACCACAAAATAGAAGTCCAAGGTCGCGGATCCGGTGGTCGTGAATGCAGTTGATGCTCCTTCATTAGTAGGCATTTGTATAGTGAATGTTTGTGTAGTAGGTGTTGTTTTAACTTCAAAGGTAGCTGTAAAGTCGGCAGCTGTAAAAGCAGATGTACCTGGAATACTGCTTACATTTGAAAAAACTATTAGATCCCCCACATTTAAATTTGTTGACGATGGACATGTTACAGTCACAATGTTTGAATTATTAGTTGTAGTGAAACAACTTGTTAATGATTGTTGTCTGGATGTTTCTAAAGGATGGATATCATAAAAAGCACCTTCATAATAAATATATAAAATTTTGTTCGTGCCAATAGCTGCATACCTATTGCCTTTAAGATCAAACCAAGTATGTTGATCTCTAGCTGCACCAACTAAAGTTGTTG